TCTTGGTACATCTTGGCCAAAAGCTGGTGAGCGACCATGTGTTCTTCTGGCGTGAGCGCAACTATGTTCTGTGGCTCATCACCACCGCCCATGCAGCGCGGTGTGATGTGATGGCGCTCGACGTAACCCGTGATTGACCTGGTACGTGCACGCTCGATGATCAGGTTGTAATGTTTCCAATAGTCCATAAATGGATTTTACCACTTCTTCACATTTGGCAAAGGGGTGAAAGTGGCGGGTTTGGATGCACCAGCTCGGCGCACGGCTTCGCAGGCGTAGCGTAGGGCATCGATCACGTGGTTTTTCTTGTCTTCGAGCACCGGCAAGATTTTGCCGGTAAGTGGGTCTTGCTTGTAACTGTACAGCGTCAGCTCGTCGATTGTGTGGATGCATCGAGGATGTACCACGATGTCGTAGTTCTTCAGGAACTCGATGCCTTCCTCGACCGACTTCGGGCCTTTGACCGCTGTCATGATCTTTGGGAAGCCATTCTTCTTCATGTGGCTGATCGTCTCTGGCCTGGCTGAATCGGCCACGATTGGCCACTTCTCGGCCTCTGGCACCTGCATGAACAGCTCGGGTGTGTTCACGATCTCGCAGCCAACCATGTAGGCCTCATGGTCAATGTAGAGCGTTCGGCCAATGATGTGGCAGCGCACTAGTGTGGTCGGGTCGACCGCAAAGCCCCAGTCTGCACCGAGCCGGTGGATTGCGTCTGGTGGGGCCTCGAATTCCTCGACGCGCCAGTTCTTGAACACTCTAGTGTTGCTATTGGTCAGGTAGCTTCCCATCCAGACATGCTGGTATTTGTCTGGATCGCGCCTCTTGTCGTACTCCATCTCATCGCGCAGGACTTGTGGAAACCAAGGGTTGTCGGTGAAGTTGACCTTCAAGACTTGCGCGTCCTTTGGTGGTGTCGGACCGCGCAGCAGGAAGTCGACAGGGTCGTTCTGCTGGCGCGGGTTCCATGTAAACCATAGCTCGGAGTCTGGCTTGCGGATGGTTGGCCGCAGCAGGTCAAGGCTGGTCTGGCTCAGGCTTTGAGCCTCCTCCACCCAAGCGCAGTCGTAACCTTCGAGCGACTTGATCGAGTCGGCTGTGTGGTTTTGCATGCCTTGGAAGATGATCATGCCATCGCCCTTCTTGGACTTGATCACGGCTTCTTGCACTTCAAAGTAAGCGCCAGCGTTCATTTGCTCAATTTTCATTTCGAGCAGGCGTTTGACGGACTGGTTCAACGACTTCTGGATTTCACGCACGCAGACGCTGCGCCGCTTCTGATCCATGATGTGGGCCTCGATCATCAGCTCGGCAAACATGTGCGACTTACCCGAGCCTCGGCCACCCCATGCGCCTTTGTAGCGGCTGGGGTCCAGAAGGGGCAGGGCCCATTCTGGGGTGGGGAGTTGCAGGGTGGTCATGCGAATAAATCCATTGTCGCAGCGTTAACCTCGGAAATGCAATGCGGACTGCACCAAATCGTTTCACTGGCGCTGTTTTCCACGGCCTCATCGGTAATGGCGTAGCCCTTGCGTGCCGCCCAATTGCGCTCGGTCCAGCCCTTGTTCAGCAAGGCGTCATGCTCCCCGGCATGGCCGCAAATCACAATGCGCAGATTGGGGTTGTTGCCATTGGTCGCGCACCAAGCCTGCACCTCGGCTGGCAAATTAGTGCCCACGCCGCCAGCTGCGTAGTCCATCGCGCCTTTGAAATATGGCGGGTCCAAAAACACGCCCGTCAAGCCATGCCGCACCGTCACCGAGTCCTTGACCACCCGCGACCAATCACCGCAAGTCACGCGCACATCGCGCAATCGGTCATGCAAAGTTGCAAACCACGTATGAATGAACTTGCCCCGCCCGGCATCGCCTAGGTGCGGGAGTTGGCGATTGATGCCTTGCCCGGCATCGCCTAGGTGCGGGAGTTGGCGATTGATGCCTTGCCCGGCATTGCCTAGGTGCGGGAGTTGGCGGCGGTCCACCAGTTTTTCACCGTCATGAACCCAAGGGCCTTCACCGCCGCACCAGCCAGAGCCAATCCAATTGCACGCACCCCAGCACCACCACCCCGCTATTTTTGCGTCAAAGTAATCGGGGTCAGCGTGCAATTTGTCTGTCAGCCCTTGCGCATGGCGCACAAGCCAAGAATGGCGAGAAAACAGGTCGTTTTCGTTGCATGGCCAGTCGGCGTGATGTGCAACTGCTTCAGGGTCAGCATGAATCGCACGCCAAAAGTTGGACACAAAGCCATCGGCATCATTGATCGTCTCAATGCGCTTACCCTCCGGTGCGCACAGCAACATGGCCGCGCTGCCTGCAAAAGGCTCCACATAGTTTTTCACCTCGCCAAACGCCTGCCAAACAACCTCACATGCGCCTGACTTGCCGCCAAACCACGGGAAAGGCGCTTTGTATTCACTCATGCCTTCACCACCACACGCTCAATGCGCTGCACCAGTGGGTTGGCTGGATCGCCAGATACTTCGATCTTGTCGCCATACTTTTTTGGGGCCAACTTTGACAGCAGCCACTTGCGGGTGTCAACCTGTAGTTTGTGCTTTTGCACCGCTGCCCAGTCTTTTTTGCCATCTGGCAATAATCCAACGTCAGAATCACTCAGCTCCAATACCTCTTGAGCCATGCGTTCGATCAGATCTTCCCTCGCGCGCGCATAGTCTACGGCCAAGGCGGCATCATCATTCAACCATGTGTTAAACGTGCTTTGATGCACACCAGCTGCTTCACAGGCTTTAAGCGCACTCAGACCGTTGCGCATTCCTTTCAGCACCAGTGCGCTGATCTGTGCGCGATCTTCACTTCCAGGCTTTGTGCGTTTGGTGGGCGCTTTTGCTTTGTGGGTTTTTGTGGTCATGCTGCATTGTCCTCTTTTTCAAGTCTGTTTGCCACCAGGGTGGCGTAGCCTGCGATGTCGATCCAGTTGTCGGCATAGTTTGGATCGCCGTTCAGAATTCGTGCGATTTTGTGGGAGATCATTTCAAGGGCTTCGCGTTGGTCTGGATCGAGATCGCATCCGCGCTTGGCTTCGTATTTCAAAATCACACCTTTGAGCTGTTGGCTGATTTCGGCATGGCCTTCAAAGCTGCCATATCTGGCTTCTCTGCCTGCCAGCATTTCGTTGACGTTGGTCTGTTCTGTCATTTCATTTTCCCCATGTTGGGTGTTACAAGATCATGCCAACGTTTGTGGCAAGCGCGGCAAAGGTAAGACGTGGGCCATTTCTCGGAATCTGGGAATAAATACTGTGGTGCCCAATGATGTAATTCACCTTCATTTGCATTGCACACTTCGCATTTAATTTGTTTTTGATTTCTTTCAAAGTATTTTGCAGTGTTGGTTTGCACATATTCAAGTGGGCCATTTTGGATAGCGTTTTGAAGCGCGGTTTGCTTTTTAATATATTTATTTGACACCTCGCCGCAGTCGCCGCAATACACTGGATAGACGGTCGATCCTGATTGCGTGTTGGTGATTCCGATTTTGAGATGCTCTGACCCGCATGTTTTGCACTTTTCCACTGTTCATTCCTTCCGGTCAAAAGTTGCACATCGTTGCTGGGACTTTTGGGACATACCTAAAGGTATATGTCCCATTTGTCCCAGTCTGCCTCGCCTTGTCGTTGGGACAAAAGTACCAATTGTCCTGTCCTTGTCCCAATTGTCCCAATTCATCTTTCTGACTTCCTGAGCATCATGGAACTTGCTGTGATGTTGTCCGAAACAACCCATCCGTGAGCTTGTGCTTGAATAATCTGTGAGGTCAGCAGGTTATAAATCAGGCGTCCTTGTTTGCTTGCCTGAGAATATGTTTTTGATGTTGCCTCAGATAATCCCTCATGACTCATGAGATATTCAATCAAAGCGCTTCTGGATAAATATGGATTGCCATTATTTTCTTCAGCGCCAGATGCCCACCATGCGTTGGTGAATTTCCTAATGTCCTTTGCGTTTTCGGATTCGCCTTTTTGTTTTTGCTCAGGTGCGTCGTTTTCCATTTCAAAGACTGCTCCTTTGATTTCCTCGCCGTCCTCATCGGTCCAGCCAAGGGCCACGGGTTGCAGCTTGCCAAAGAAGGACTGGGGTTCCTCGGTGTCTTTCATCTTGGTGCAGCTCACTTCGATCAAGCCGTCTTTCTTGGTGACCAAAATCTGAGAGTCCATCGAGGCCTTCCACGCACTGGAGCCTCGGGCGCGGTTCTTGGCTTCGATGGCGTTGCCAGTGTGGTGCACCAGTGTCATGCCTGAGTTGAGGGCGCGGCCAACGATCTGCACTGCGTTGAGCATGTTGCGGGTGTCCTTGGCATCATTCTCGTTTCCTGACATGTGATTGTTTACGGTGTCGATGGTGACTTGCACTGCGTCCTCGGTGGTCAACTCGCGCACGGCCTTGATGATCTGGGCCGATGCTGTGGGGCTGTCCATGTCGATGGCCTTGTTGGAGATCAGCAGGTTGTCCAGTCGGTCAATGTTGTGGGCCTTGCACCAAGAGGCCACGCGCTGGCGAATGCCGTAGTTACCCTCGCCTGCCATGTAGATGGAAATGCCCTTCTTGGTGCGGTGGCCGTGCCAGTCTAATCCTGCGGCAATGTGACAGGCAATGTCAAGGGCCAAGAATGTCTTTCCGCCGCCTGACTCGCCGTAGATCATGGTGACGCCAAGGTCGGGCACCCAGCCTTTGACAATCCATTTGAGGGGTGCAGGTTGCCCGAGGTAGGAGCTGGCGCGGGTGAAGAAGTATTCCTGTGTTTCGGCTTGGGCCGCTGACAAGATGAAGTCGGCAGATTCTGAGCCAATGCCCGTGGAGGCTGCCACATCGCTTTCCGGTTCGTACCTAGCCACGCTTTTGACGATCTGCGATAGCTCGGAGGATGGCAGGGGGATCTCGCACCGGGTTTCGTTGGCGATGGACAGCGCGGCCATGATCTCGGCCTCTGTCATGCCGTAGCGCCGCATTGCGCCGCCCAAGGCTGTCAGGCCATTGTTTCGGCTGCCTTGGATGAGTCCGCCGCCTGTGGTCGCCTGCTGGCGCTCGGCTGGTTTGCGCATTGCGCTGTAAGCCTGCATCCAAGTGCTGGGGACTGTGAACGGGGCCACGCCATCAAAAGGATCACTGG